AGCCGACTATCCTATCGGGTAGTTGGTCACACCAACCAAGAGCCGTAAGTTCGGGTGAGAGAATTTGACCATCTCCCACCTGTAACGTACGACGCGACGAGCTCGATGAACTTGCGTTCAGCGTCCCCGTCGAGGTCACTCTGAAGTAGAGCGAACTCTTGGAAGGTTACCACCCGGAAGACCCCGGGGTTACCAGAATCTAGAAGAGCTCCGACGGACAGAAACTGTCCATAGGAATACTCGACATAGACTCCGGTGCCCTCGATTTCCAGAACAACTCTGGGGGCCTTCAGTACGCCCTCCTTGTCAAAGGGAGGGTCCATCCGCTTGAGCGGTAGGTCCAGATTTTCCATTAACTTACCTCTTTTGGTAAAGGAAGTCTGACCACCCGTAAAGGTGGACAGGTACGTCTGTCGTCGGACGCCAGCAAAGCCTCCTGCGCTCATACCTGAGCATAGAGAGGCCATCCCACTGGTTAGGTTCGCTGTCATGTAGCCAAGACTGTCGCATTAGACCGATCAGGTCCTTTGCAGGTCGAGGTTTTCTGACAGACCTGTGGTTCTTTCCTAGATGCCACAGGAAAAGTTCAGCAGAACGCTTGGGAGTCCCCTCAGAGTCCTTTTCGCCTTTCGCCTCAGTGAGGCTACAGGGCACGAGGGCCTGATAAGTGGGGATCCAAGCAACACTGCCGTTCTTCTTGCACCGAACCAACTTCTTCGTCCAAGCTGTGTGAGGATCAACCCACACGCCGGACGGAGACATCCCGTTAAACGGACAGCACGGAAGGCGGAAGACCTTTGTAAGGTCTCGAGCCTCCTCCCATAACTGTCCTCCGGGACGTCCCAGACTGACGATGCCATTTACAAGGTGTGCTAGCAGGCTTTTGACCGGCTTCACATCCCTAATGTAAAATGGAGTTACACGCCGACCTTCATACCAATCAGCACCACAACTCTCCCGGAATGGAAACCCGGGATCGGTGTAGCTTTTATCGGCATTTAAGTCAAAGCCCAAGAAGTGCAGCAACGCGGCCAATGCCTCCGCCTTGTCCGTCGAAATGGCTATATCATCGCCATAGACAGACCAGACATCAGCACCAACCGCGCTACATGCTGCAGCGAATATCAGAGTTTCTATGACAAAGGTTGTACCGTTCCCCATAGAGGAGAACTTATGGTATGTACCAGGCCCAAAGGCCCCATCATAGTCCCGCGCCCTAAGTGCGTCGAACAAGGTGTACCAATCCTCTGGAAAGAGGACGAGCACACAATTGTAAG